TTACCTGAATACCGTCCTTCTCGTATTGACGATTCTGCGCACGCCCTACAACCTCGACGTGTGAGCCTTTTTCCGTATAATCCCTCACCAGTTCGGCCTGCTTGCCAAAAGCAACGATGTTGAACCAATCGGTTTTGTTCTTACCATCGGCGTCCTTTGTAAAGCCCGTTACCCCTATTGAGAACGAGGCAGTCACCTTGTCACCGTTAGTGAAGATTTTCGGGTCACGTCCTAGATACCCACTGAACACGCAATTATTCAATCCTGGGTTTGCCACTTCATTTACTCCTTTTCGTTCATACTAAGTATATACTATCAAGCATACTTTGACTATCAATCAAAGTATAGCACACGTTTGCCCGGCTGTCAAGGACGCATTTGAAAGATGGTGCTGAATGCCTTTGGCTGCACACCTTCCAGCGGTTGGAACTCCCCCCTAAAGTTCACATAACCTGCCTTGACAAGTTCGGAAATGTCCTTGCCGTATGTCGGGCTCCATGTAACCCGGTACGACTCGATACCAATGTTACGCATGACTCTCCACAGCCGCCTGCTGGCCTCGCGGCCCGCGGCGTCGGCGTCATAGCAGATATAAACACGCATCTCTGTCAGCTCCCCCAATATTGGCAGAGCTGCCTTCGACAGCAAGTTTCGACACCCGGAAGTGCAGGAGATGGCAACCCCACCTGCCTGCACCATAGCCAGAGCATCAAACTCCCCCTCGACGAGGGCAACCTTCTTGCACCCATTTGCCAGCAGGGGCCACCTCACCCCCGGCGGTATGTACCACCTTGGTGGGCTTCCACACCCCTCTGCGTGCCAGTATTTGTTTTGAGTGTTACGCCAGTTGTCCTCGTCTACCCTGTACCGTATGTTCACCAGCTTCCCGTTATAGTCAAACACCGGTATGGTGTACGCGAAGCCTGTCCACCCTATACGTGCTTCCCGAATGGTTTCGGGAAGCAGCCCATACTTGTTACATAGCCAACCAATCTTGTTTGGGTGTTCGTCCAATAATTTAGCAAAGCTATCAATGGTTGATGGGTTTAGGGTAAGGGGTGAGGGGAGGGGAGCGTCTGGCCCGCTCTCACCGTTGCACAACGCGGAGGCTATCTCCAGCGCATCTATCTTGCTACATTCACGCACCCTCATGATGTGCTCGAGGGCCTTCTCGCGGAATCCGCACACGAAGCAGTAGGTGTTGCTCGGGTATACGGCCAGGTTTGGCTTGTTCTTGTCTGTGTGCGCGGGGCACCTGACGAACACGGGGTTGCCGCGTTCCCCCGGGTACAAGCCACGCAAGTCCACACGCCTGGCTAAGTCAGGCACGAGATACTGTGTAGCAACCATACTCTCACTCCTTTCTGGCTCCAGTCGAGGTGGCCTCGGTTTTGACAGCGACTGACAAAATGGAGTATAACCGAAGGATATTTGATTGTCAATACTTTTGCCAATTTTGGTTTGGCTATTGACAAAGTTGGCAGAATGTTTTATCATCAGTCAAAGGGGTTGGGGTTGGAGCTGGAAAGAGGCAATACCTCTAACCTTGAAGAATATATTACTCTAATCCCTTTTCAGGGATTAGAACTAAAAGGAGTAGCCTATTAGTATTGCAGAATGTCTTATTAGTTAGAGAGTAAACACACCTAGGTTGCAGAGTTAAAGGGGTGAGAGTATAGGACATACGTGCTATGTGTATAGATACCCTCCCCATCCCTCACACCTTTACCTACTACGTTACGTAAGGAGAGTTTTATGAACTTGGAGGCGACTGTTACGAAGTTGAAGAAACTGAGTGCGGAGAACACGTTTGAGAAGATTAAGTTGTTTCGTGAGAAGCCCGGGTTTATACCGGGCATAAGTACGGGGTACCCAAAACTGGACAGGAAGCTGGGCGGCTTACAGGCGCGAACGTTTACACTTCTGGCCGCCCGTCCGAAGGTGGGTAAGAGTGCGCTGGTGCTCAACATAGTGCTCAATGCTGGGCTGGATGGCAAACGGGTGGCTTTTTTCTCGCAGGAAATGTCTGAGGACCAGCTACTGTGGCGTCTGGCGTCCATGACGTCCGGGATACCCGGGCAGGCGATACGGGAGGGGTTCAGGTACGAACATGGCGTTGAGGTGCCCTTGCAGGAGTATGAGTACGAGCTGTTCCAGAAGGGGGCCGAGTATGCCACCACCCTACCAATCGGGCTGCACGTAGGGGGCATCACCACAGACGCCATGTGGAAGGTACTCGAGGAGCTTGAAGGCAGAATAGACATTGCGGTAACCGACCATATCGGGCTGCACACTGATATGCCCACGGCATCTCCATACCAGCGTGTTACGGCAGTCACCCGCTCCCTCAAGGATATGAAACTGCGGTTCAACATTCCGATACTGGGTGTAGCGCAACTCTCGCGCTCGGTAGAGCAGCGAGAGGATAAGAGGCCACAGATTTATGATTTGCGGGACTCCGGTAGCGCCGAGCAAGACGCAGACACTATCCTGCTCATGTACCGTGCGGATTATTACGTGCCACAGGACGATGCTGCCGCTGCCAAGCCGTCAGATGTGGAGTTGAATGTGGCGGCTAACCGGGATGGGCCTACTGGAGTAGTGCATTTTCATTACGACAGGGCCACCCAGAGGTTCACGGAGAAAGGGAGCGATGGCAGCCAGACGAGTGAGGACGAAGCGCCTTTCTGAAATTGCGGTTGTAGAGAGGCGTGTATCAGGGTTGCGTACACGAAAATTGTTTCTACTGGACGACGAACGCGGGCAACTTGTAGCGCTGGAGTGGGTTCTCAGGTTGCTAAAAGGTGAATTGAATGAAATGGATTACCGATAGGTGCGCGGTGGTGGAATGCAGTAAGAAGGCGCCCAAGGATGCAGAGCTTCTGGACGAGTGGACAGAACTCAACAGTACAGCCTCGGTAGACGGGCGTGTAGTTAGCATCACGGTGCTTGTGTGCCCGCAGTGCGCGAAGAAAGTGTTAGCGCACCAGAAGGGAGAGATTAGCCTTGTCAAGTGAGCATGAAGAGCAGGTAGCCTTCTTCCGTATGGTGCGCCAGTACCGTGACTACCCAGAGTACCACAAGTTGCAGGCGGTGTTCGCTGTGCCCAACGGTAACAAGCGCGAGGGTGCGGTGGCCCAGTCCCTGTCCGACGAGGGTGTGGAGCCGGGTGTGCCGGATGTGCTAATCCTTGCCTACGGGGAAGATAACTCTTTCTCCGAGTCGGAATTTGTTGAAGTGTACGGGTTCGCTGCCATAGAGTTCAAGAAGCCAGGGCGTGAGAAAGAACGTGCCCGTATGGGTAACGTTGAGCCATTCTACGTTGGCAAGTCTGAGATACGCCCGATTGGTTTGAGGGACTCAAACAAGATGGTTACAACCGGGGGGTTCTCGGACTACCAGCTTGGGTGGGCAACCATAATTTCTGAGAACAGTGGAGACTACTTCGCTGCTTACAACTGGGTAGACGCATGGAATTACCTGTGTGACTATCTGGATTACCCAGCACTAAAAGTGAATAAGGAGGCAGCATAGTGCCTGAAATCATAGACGGTGAGTATGAAGTGCTCGACGATGATGGCCCTGTGACATTTCTGGACGAGGCGCCAATACCCCCGGGTGAGGTGTACGTCGGCGAGAGCGATAAGGGTATTTTTCTGGATGCTTCGGACATCGAGGAGTTGATAAAGGACTCGTCGCTTGTGAATGTGGCCCAGGAGCAGAACCCACAAACCCTCGATATTCTGGCCGAGGCTTTTCCCAGCCTGCGCCCGGGAATAGACGAAGCCAAGCATGAGCGGTTGTTACTGTGCAAGGACGACATCACCAACGCCCTGCGCATCAGCAATTCCATGATGATGTTTGTGGCTGGCAAGGTTCTTCTAATCGAGAGGGAGCGCCTGTACGAGGCCGAGATAAACCAACGTACAGGAGAGCCGTACAAGTCCATGTACGAATACTACCCGGACTTGCTCGACGAACTGCGCTCTACGGTGATGCACAAGCTGTCCAAGCGGCAGGTGCAAGCCTACGTGGCTATACACAAGGTGCTGGTGGAGGGGCTCGGGGTTACCACGGACACCATTGAGCAAATCGGGGTGTCCAACGCCACCGAGCTGCTCGAGGCCACCGATTACAACCCACGCACTGGACAGGTTGCCGAGGAGCCACGCCCGGGCAAGCTGGGCAAGGTTGAGGTACTGGATATGCTGGCCCAGATAGCCGACGAAGCGTGGGATTACAAACAAACGAGGCAGGCGCTCGGAGAGGCCCGCGGGGTTATGCAGCGCACTGTACACGTCAACTGGGAGCCGTCCGGCATACCAAAGGGCTCCACCCTGGCGCTCACAGGAATCACCATCTTCGAAGATGGGGTGCCACAGGGCTACATGGCATACAAGCCTGAGCTGGCCGAGTGGTTGACTAAGAAGCTGGGTGCGACTAGCAATCTGGAGGAGTTGTAGTGGTTACGAAGATTAGGATTACCGGGCTGTGGACTGGGGGCATTGCCCCGTTCGTGGCCGAGGTGGATTGGGGTGACGACAGCACCATGCTGAAACTTCCCCTCAGTTTGGAGAACGCTGTGGTGCTGCCTGGGGTAGCAGGCCCCTTTGGGGGTGTTGAGATGGAGTCAAGCGGGGTGGTGTCAGGGTACAACCTGATGGGTGAGTGGGTGGACATACCGGCTGGGCCATACCCGGCTTATTCTGAGGCCAAATGACTTTTTCGCGGGGGCGAGAGATGAAGATTAGTTGCCAGAATACGTGCGTATCGAATATACGCGATACATTATCGAGAACGTGCTCAAGAATTTTCCTGAGCTTTACACCATGTCCCGACACGGGAACATCGGTGACGGAACCAGCACGCAGTTGATTACCATCATGCTGTGTGACATTGAGAAGGCAGGTGCGCAGGTGCCCAAGGATTTACATCCTTACATCACTTCCCTGTTCGTGGCCGGCGACGGTGCGCTAGTCGGCGAGCCTTATGCTGCCTGTTCTGGGCAGGACTTCGAGAACATCTGTAACGAGATGTACGAGGTGCTCAACATTATCGGGCTTGATTAGAGGGGGAACATTATGCAGTGTATAGCAATTAGCGGTAAGTTTTGTAGCGGAAAGGATAGCCTGGCTAACGAGTTGATTGCGTTGGACGAGCGCTACCGCCGTATAAGCCTGGCCGACGCCTTGAAGCAAGATATTTGCGATTTGTGCTGTGTGCCTCTGGCTACACTAAACGCCAACAAGCATATCTATCGTGGGCTGTTACAGGCATACGGGGTGGTGATGCGCGACGTTTGGGGTGACGACTACTGGGTGGACAGGCTTTTCGATGATGCTCGGGCAGCAGGGAATGAGCACCTGATTATAGCAGACGTGCGCTTTCCCAGCGAGGTACTGGGCATAAAGGGTTTCCTTGGTGAGGAGAACACTCACCTGATAAGGCTCACCGCACCTATAGAGGTGCTGGTGGAGCGCTATAAGGAGATTTATGGAACGGAACCTACTGAGGAGCAACTTCGGCACTCGTCCGAAACAGCTCTTGATGATTATGTTGCGCCGGGCGTCAGCTTTCATCAGTACCTTCGCTCTGACTTGGGTAGCCCTAAATTGCTGGCACGCATTGTTGCAGACACCCTCGCGTCGAAGGGCTTTGATTTCGGCCCGGCTCCGGTTGTGCAGGAAGCAGTGGTTTTGGAAGCATATAAGGGAACTGATGGAGGACAAGATGCCGATAGTGCAGCCGCGTAAGGTAGCCATTATAGACATAGACGGGGTGCTGTGCTGCACCTGCCCAACCGCGATGAACAAGCTGCGGAAGGCCGAGGGGCTGCTGCCCGTGCCCCCTCCTACGGAGTATGGGCTTAGTGATTACTTCTCCACCGAGCGGGAATACTGCCTCAAGGCTTTCAAGGAGCCGAAGGTATACGAGTTGTGCGAGCCGTTCGAGGGGGCTGTTGATGCCGTCAAGGAGATAGCCACCAAGTTCGATATTTGTTATTTTACTGCCCGAGGGGTTGACTATAATCAAACTATCGATGATAATAGTATCGGTGATGTTACCCTGAGATGGCTTCGGCAGCAAGGCTTCCCGGAAGCGCCTACGTGCTTCCTCGGGCCTGGGGAAACGAAAGTACAGGTGGCTAAATCCCACTATGGGAACGACATAGCCTTCATAGTCGAGGATAAGTTTGCCACGGCAAATGACTTCGCAGAAGCGGGGATAGAGGCTTTCCTTGTGCGCTACCCATACAACTGGCAAGCGCAGTACCCGTCGAAGGTTATACCGGTAGGCTCAATCAAGGACGTACCGTTCTGGGCGAAGCTGCTGGGAATGGAGAAGTAAGGTGGTGTTAGTGGAATCCGTTGCGTATGAACTGTTTGAGGCACCGAG